ATCGGTTCCACTAGAATGAAGGAACACCAAGGCCAACGCCTTTTGGCATTGTTGGGGATGATGGTGTTGGGGATGCGGGTGCATCTTGTAGTGGGGCAGCAGGGCCTGTGAAACTAGGTATTGCATCAGTAATTCCACCACCTATGGATGGCATCACAGCTTCCATCACTTTACCTTTGACACTTTCGATGATTGCATCTTTCCGTACATATACATAACCAACAGTACCCACGACGGCGATAGATACAACACCACTAGCAATAGCGATTCCATTTACGATTTTCTGTAACATAATTTTAAGGGTTGTCTTCGTTATTTAGTTCTGTTCTGTGTTTCCATGTTTGACCACTATCAGAACCTACACATGGATTGATACACTTGACCACTCCACTTTTGTATTTGAACATCTGATTACAGACTAAACCAGCAAGGTCATGAGGGCAACCCTCCTTTCCATTTGACCAGTATAGTTGTCCATCTATCCAGTGTGCATCACACTCTGGACATAAGGCGTTATTCAGTGAGTGTTCCACGAGCTCTCCGAAGTTGTCTTAGTTCTTCAAAGTCTTTTTGTTTTGTGCCTCCATCATATGGCCAGGCATATCCTTCTCCAATCATTTCCTCGTTAAGGGACACAGTTGCATCCCCGATATAAAGCCAGCCAAGAAGACGGCCGTATTTACCGACGCCACCAACAAGTTCAGTCCTAATAGTAAGCTCATCGTCACCGTCAATAGCACCTTCCAACTTGTCTTTAAGCCAGTTAGTTGCGTCAATACCAAGTGCTTTCTCCTCTAAGTTTCTTGTACGTTTTTCTGGTGTATCAACACCAGCGACTCTCACTCTTTCTTTTTTGTAGAGGTCGAATCCTAAGTCTATTGTAACATCTATTGTGTCACCGTCAACTACTCGGTTTATCTCCGTTACTCGGAAGTTGTAACAACTCTTCCGACTTGGTGGTATCATTTCCGCCATTGTTAAATTGCATAAGTGCTTTATTTATAGCGTCCTCTGGTTGGGTCATATTCTTTTCTCTCTGTCCTCTCTTAATATATTCTATCGCATGATATACTTTATCCCAATGAGATTCTTCAACCACTAATTCAAATGCACCAGCTGGTGGTGTCACTGGTGCAGTTCCACACATTGTCAGAAAGAACATCGGTAGTATTAATATCTTATTCATCATACTTTTTCATGACAACCACTGGAGCAATGACTCGATGAAACTCACGAAAGTATTCTTCACGACTCTTCGCATACTCACGTTCTTCTTTCTTTTTAGTCACGTTGTCTCCAATCATCTGATTTATCATTTTTAAACCAGTCTGCTATATCATCCGCACCATTAAAACCATTTTTCTTTGAATTTGGATCACCTATGTCCAAATACTTTAAACAAGACCCATCTGGGTCAGTTGCAAGTCTTCTTGCTTGACTCATCATACCCCTTGCACTCGTATTAGCCTTTGCTAATTTATTTGCCCATATCATATCTTCTAAAGTCACTTCAGTTCCAGAAGCAATGTCTTTACAGATTGATTCCAATCTCAGACGATATTTTGTAGATAACATAAACTAATATATGTAATAAGTATATACTATATATTGATTAAAAAGATGGTTCTAAATCAGATATGTGGTCTCCAAAACAAACGGAGTATGTCAAATCCTCTCTCCAATAGGATCTGTATATCTTATCCCAGATTAAATTAAACTCCTCTTCATTTAAATTTTTAAAGAGGCATCTGTCTTCAATGTAAATGTGATAGGAAGCTGTTTTTGTCATACGATCATTGACATTGCGTGTTGTAACTCTCTAGCGTGTTCAAGTTCATCTTCTGCGATCTCTGCTATCTTCTTATCCTCTGGATGATATGAAAGATACTTTATGTAAGTTTCATATGCATGCTTTTCAATCTTCATGTTGATATCATAAGCGTTAATAGGATTGAGAACATAATACCCAACCATGATCCAATAATAAAGTATAACAAGATGTTTGGCAAGGAACCGATCAATCCAGTATTTATTGCCCTCCCTAGCTTCCATCTCTTCCAAGTGTTCCGTTTCATTTAAGGCTTGATAGAAGTGTTCTTTCATTAAGTATATATGTTCCTCACCCCTTAATCCTAAAGATTCTCTTAAATGTAATACGCTTATGAACGCAAAATACGGCGCTCGTGCAATCACTTCAAGAACCCAGAATCTTTGAGATGGTCGATTACGATACAGAAAATCAAGTATCGCAACAGTAACATTAAGGACGGCAGAGTTTAATTGTTTCATTTAACCTCCTTAATTGATTCCAAAGAAAAAGGATGTTCCTGTAGATACGGAACATCCTCTCTTGCGTGTCTTACTGCTTCAAATGCGTCTTCAGCATATTCACCAATTTCATGGTGTTCGTTTTTTTGATCGTGCCAACTAAGTGTGTAATGGGACATGATAGTTTCAACTCCAGTACGTTATTATTTATAATAACACACTAGGTATAATTACGCATCAAATGTGTGGACTCACTGACATCATTCTTCGATTTCAAAAAACCATTTTATGTGTTTAATGTAATCAAATGTGCAGCCTATATCCTTATCACAGTTAGTATCATACTTCCTGTCACATAAAAACTTTCTGAGTTCATAGACAGACTCAAACTTTCCTTGATGTCTCTCCTGTTCATCGTATAGATGATACTTCATTAGCAATTTTTGTTTAAGTCTTCAGCCATGTTACCACCTATATCAGCTCCCTGATTACCACCAAACATCGCCACCCAACCAGCAGCGACCCAACCAACAAAGGGGATAGTACTAAGAGTAGGAGCAGCACTAGCACCAATCGATGTACCCACCAAACGTCCTGTTCCTTCTGCACTTCCGATTGCTTTGATACACTCTTCACTTTTTCGTGCGGCAGTTATATCTGCTGCCTCCTGTTGAGTTAAGCCTGGTGTTCCACTCAACCAAGATCTATGATTGGAAACAGGGCCGCCTTGATTGGTCTGACCATCCATAAAGTATTCTTCAGCAACTTTAGTTGTGTTGTTTGATAGTCCCAAGAATCCAGCCTTCTCTTTGATATCCTTGGTGATGTATGCAGTCTTAGGATCATTTGCTTTATATGAAATAGCATATCCTTCTTCTGATACACTCACTTTATATGATGTATATGGGCCTACTGGCACATTGATATTAGGTAACTTACTTTTTTCTCTAGTTGCAATATAACCAATCATTCCAATATGTGAGACAGCAAAAAGACTGCCAACAATACCAAAAGAAATCCACTTTAACTTATTCATTTTGAGTCAGGGGTAATTTTAATTGGTGCTGATTCAATTCTGATTGTCTGGGCTGGTGCAGTCTCTGCCGCCTTTGCAATCAAGAACTCCATATCTTTTTTAGAAATATTTGCACTACTACCACCACTATTTTTCTTATTACCAGCTTGAACGCCAAAAGTTGCCAAAACTCCTGTAAATACCGACGCTATGAAAGTCGGGTCAATTTTTTGTTCCTGTTTGTAGCCAGGAATCTCAACATAATTTAAAGTTAAGATCGCCCCTGCCCATATCATCACGCCAAGGCGAACAAATGTACTAAGTATTAATAACTGTTCTTCTTTATCATCTACTGCTTCCTTGAGTTTTCCGAGAGGCCCCTTCTTTTTGGGTTCATCCTTTTTAACTTCTTCAGCCATGATTATGTTATGATCTCAAGTTATTTAGTCAACCAATATCTTGTAACTTCTCTACTACTGTTGATGCCTGCATAGGGGCGACATCATTTAAACCATTTGCATCGAACCAAGGTGCGTTTTCCCAGTCGAATCCTTCACCGAATGTGTTGTCGGCATTTGCAACATACCAATGGCAAGCTGCGTCTGGTATGTCAACCGCACATACAGCCCAATCATCTGTCCATTGAGGGACTTGTACCCAGATGACTGGTTCAGCTTCATACGCATATGCGGTTTTACTTACTCCAAATAACAATACAAACACTAACAACCAAGAAAATATTCGAGGAATATATTTGATTGATGGAGGATGTTTGTATGTCTCCATAACGTCGTGATAATTCATTAGATTAATCCTGAGTAACCAGCTATTGTGCCTATCATTATAAAGAAACCGAACTCCATGAGTTCGTAGTATGGACTATAAAATATTTTTTTCATGCGAAAGCGATGTTACCTACACCTGATACGATGTAGAGTGCAACTACTGATGTGAATAGAATGTGATACATTACGTTCCTTGATATACTGGGGTCATTATTCCACCACCCTGATCATCATCGTCATCATCCTGAGAACCCATTAAGAGTTCAAAGAAGACTAGAATTCCTATGGGGTAGAAACACCATAGGATTGCTAGAAAGGGTGATATTTCGTGTGTTGGAGATAACTCTGACATCTATACGAAGCCAGGGATAATCTGACCTGTTGTTAAATATGCACCTATACAAGCTACGATACCTAACATTGCAAGTCTTCCATTGAGTTGCTCTGCAACTCTTTTTGATTCCTTATCAGACATTAGAATATGCCTGGGATGATGTTACCTGTTGTTGCATATGCGCCTACTGCTGCAACAAAACCGAGCATAGCTGCCCATCCGTTAAATCTTTCTGCTTCTGGAGTCATTAGTTTGTACCTTTTTTGAATTGTGAACTGTGAATTAAATTTCATTTTAAAATAAGCCTGGTACTATCCACCCGAATAGACCATAGTTTATTACGCCGATTACTAATCCAAGCATCGCAAGGCGACCATTGACTAGTTCTGCATACTTCCAATAAGGGTGTTTGGTGTCCA